GCAATACCCACTGGTGTTGTAATTTTCATAAGTCCTCCGACTTGTTATTGATTGAATACCCTACCTCAACAGAAAAATCAAAATCATCTGCGGTAGTTTTTGGTGTAGATATCTCGCCCGTAACTAACTTCACTTCTTCAGAATCTAATATTGTGTCAACATATTTCTGGATGTTGTCATTGTTAAACCCACTGAACTTAAATTTCAGTCTTGGGTAACTAACTTCCTCATCAAAACATAATGTTGTCCTACATATCTCAGGAACAATACCTCTCATAGATAATGTTTTATGATATGTATTTAGATTTTTTAAAGATGAAGGTGTTATATGCAAAAGATGTACACCCTCTTTTGGTTTGTCAGCAAGGATAACTGCTACTCTTTTTATATCAGAGCAATCTTTAACCTTGTACCCTTGAGGTGTTATCTTAGAACCCCATGCGTTGCGTGGACATAATGCACACACATCATTCTGAGGTGACACACTAGCTTTGTTAGGTGCCTTACCATCAAGGGAAAAACAATCTGGAGTCGTAGACTCCCTATCGTCTGACCATTCACTTTCGTACCACATCTTAGACACATTTGGGTTAGCCCCTACGAATACAACATCTAAACTTGTTTCAGATAGTTTGTCGTATGTACCGTCTTGGATGGTAGCAAAAGTAGAATTCTTTATTGAAAGTTTTTTTCTCATTAATCTTCCACTTTGTTTACTGGTTTTCTTACATTGACATCAATACGAGTACCATAGTTAATACCTGATGGTACCGATTTATCAGCCTCTATATAACCACGAACTGCTGTCTTACTAACTCTCTTTTCTAGTAAGTCAAAAGCGTCATTATCTTTTATAAACTCAAGCACTGCGTCCCAATCTGCAACTTGTGCAAAATCAGTAGTAGTTAAAAACGCTGTACCATTGCCTGTCTTAAAAGAATCTACGCCTTGTTCATCTGCTTGTTCTTTGATATATGCCTCTAATTTAGCCATTTGCTCTTTAATACTTTTAACTTTCTCTTTAGTTTTAGATTCAAGAGTTTCTTTCTCGCCTCTTAATTTAAGGTATGTATCTATAACTTTGTTTATAGGTATGTTCATTCTTTCCTCTCTTTCTTAATAAGGTCTAGTAATAGACCCTGTAGTTTCTGTTTACTCCTTAACCGTTCATACATTTTATACTCAAGCTCTGTTGCCTCAATATGTATAATGTTTGATACATGTTTCTTACCAATCCTTTCTATTCTTCCATTCGCTTGAATGTATTGCTCATTGCTTGTCACAGGACCATACCATATGATAGTACTAGCTCTTGTAAGAGTAAGTCCATGTGCCATGGTAGCTGGGTGGGCAATAAGAACGTGAGGATTGTCTGCGTTTTGGAAGTCATGAAATATCTTGTTTCTTTTTGTAGCTGATACTTCTCCATTAACTACCGCAACACTCCATTGTTTAGAGAGAGCTCTCTCTAACATTCTTAATGTACCTGTTAAAGGTACAAATACTATAACTTTACCGTCAACTTGTTCTATTGTTTCTTGAACAACGTTAACTCTTGGAGAACAATCAACTTCTATGTGGTCTCCTTCATCTCCGTACACCACACCACAACTTATTTGTACAAGTTTTTGTAGTTTAACTGCTTCGTTAACAGCAGTAATTGTTCCTTCTTCTTCTAATTCTGTAGCAAAATGTTTAAGCATTTTGTTATAATGTTTAGTCTGGTCTGATGTAAGAGCAACCTTTCGAGTTTGAAACACAGTCTCTGGTAGGTCAAAGCACTCATCTCTTGTATATCTAACTGATGGATATAAAACTTGTTTAACTGTATCAATAGATTGAACTCTTGGTACCCATTTCCACTGACTAATTTTAAGCATTACCGATTCTCTAAAAGCTGTATATGTTTTAGTATTAAATGGGCTCTCAACAAGTTTAGCTAAAGCCCATGCGTCTGTAGGGTCATTAGGTGTAGGTGTACCTGTCATAAGCCAAAGTCTTGTATTGATTTCTCTTTCCATAAACTTACGAATAATTTTAAATCTATTAGTAGACGGGTTTCGCAACACAGCTGCCTCATCTATAATGATAACGTCAAACATGTTTCTACATTCTTGTTCAATTATTTGGAAACCATCGTGATTAATAATAAAAAAATCCGCTTGTGTTTTTAATAGTTGTTTTCTTTTAGCACTCGTACCATGTAAAGTTACTGCTTGTCTATGTGGGAAACTTTTAAATATACTATCCCCCCACACTCTCTCTAAAGTTGACAATGGTGAGATAACTAAAACCTTACGAATCTTTCCTATTTCCATGAGGTAGTCGCATGCCCATAAAGCTGATTGAGTTTTACCTGTACCTATTTCATTAAGCACCAACGCCTTGTCATGTATAGTTAAAAATGCTGATGTCATTTTCTGGTGGTGGTATGGAGTAAACTCCCCACTCCAATCGTAATAATAAAGTATTGGACTAGGAGCATTTAAACCAACTCTCTTCAAAATTTGAACCGACTCTACGGTATGAGGTGTGACAACAAGTTTGTGGTTGTTGTACGTTAATTCACGGGAATCAGGAATAGTCTCTAAAATTTTATTAGGAAACTTAGGTTTTAATGCTAATGCTTTTGCTTGTTCTACTACTATCATCTATAATCTTCTCTATGTAAGTTTTAACTTGGTTAATAGTTTTGTCATCATACACAACAAAACATTTACCTTTAGCCATTTCAATATCTTTCATACACTTAAGTTGTAAGGCGGTGGGTTTCTTAGTCCTGTCCGCCTTACACTCTACTCCAATAAAGCTACCGCAAACCACAATAACTCTATCAGGTATACCTGACTTACCATATATCCCTGATTGTGGCGAATAAAACCACACTCCAGAGTTTTTCAGAGACTTTAACATGGTGTCAAGTTTGTTTTTAATTTTTCCCTCTGGTGTATTAGCCATATTATAGATATTTACAATGTTGTCAAGTATTAAATTCGTGCATATTCGCAAATATTATTGGCTGGGCAATACCTACATAAACCGCTTGGTCTTGCTGGGAAGTTATTAGATGTATAGGCTTGGTCAATCTTATCTATTTTTGATAAAACATTAGTCCACATTATATTAGTATCGACATGATTAAAGTTCTCGGTATCTATCTTACCCTCCTTTAACCATACGAAAGTAGACTTAACTTTTTTAATATTGGGATAGTGCTTGAATACTTGCAGTGCAAACAGTTCTAACTGAAAAAAATCTGGTCTCCTCTTACCTGTTTTCCAATCCATTATAATAGCTGTGTCATCTTTGAGGATAAGAACATCTAGGATACTGCGTAACCATGCGTCATTGTCATACCAACCTGTTGGTGTAAGGTTTTCATTAAGGCATAACTGTTGTTCTAAATACAAGTCAGCATTTTCTGTAAGTTTTTCAATAGTGTTGCAAACTTGTTCGTGCTTAATTGATTCTTTAGGTAATGGCTCGGAGAGAGCCAAGCGATTTTCTAGTTGCTTGTGTACTCTCTCTCCATATATAGTAGCCTCACTTCCCATATCTTTTACATCTTTGTTTATTCTCTGATGTAGATACCTTTTAGGGCATTGTTCAAACATCTTAATAGATGAATAGCTATGTGTAAGTTTTTCCATTACTTTGGTTGTTGATTCATTCTATTAATTATATCATGCTTTAATAAATCAATCCTACCTAACTCACTCATAGTGTCATCCATCTGTGTTGAATGTCTAATATATGAATTACCTACTCTTAGCAAAACAAAAACATGTGTCACTTCATCATTATCTTCTGCTACTTTTTTTGTTTCATCTAATATTTTCATTACATTTTCTTTTGTTGTCATTTGCAATCTCCATAGTTATTACCCACCCCACTCTCACATGCAACAGGCAAATTGCCTGCCCAGCCAGGTGGAGTAGACATTATTGTCTCAACGTGTTTCTGTGTCTTTGTATAGTTTTTAGCGTCAGCCAAACAAATTAGTTCATCATGTACTTGAAATAAAACTTTGTGTGTTTTCCCTAGTTCTACCATCTGTTCGGATATAACTAACCTTGCTAGTGCTTGTACTATATTCTCAGTCACTTTTCCTCCATAGATTTTAGTCCATTCCTTATCTTCAAGAGTACCATTAAGTTGTAGTTTCTTATAAGTTCTTGAGTTAGAAATGTATTCAAACCCATTATCTGTTCGCCTTAGTTTTGGATATCTAATGCGAAGTCCATTCGGTAATAAGATTCCTCTAGAATCGTATTCCAACATGTCATCATGTATACTGCCTTTCCTATTATGTAGTATCCCACGCAATGCGTAATTACACACTCCCCAGAAAATTACAATCATATGGTTTTTTTGTCTATACAAGTTGACAATTCTTTGTGCCTCATTTATATCAATATCTACTGACATACCACCCTGTCCTAATGCCAAGGTATCTTTAAATTTTACTGCCCCCATTCCATAACCAAGCCCTAATATACAAGTCTTGCCTACAAATCGTTCTAGTTTATCTTCTTTAGTAATCTTCCTATTATAAATCTCACTAGCAAATTCACTGTATACATCTCTACCTTCTTTAAATGCTTGTATTAAATCTTTTTGTCCGCTTATATATGCAACCATTCGAGCCTCAATCTGTGATGAGTCACAGGCAATTAGCATTTTATCTTTTGGTACTGTCAATGCTTTACGAATAGCCCCATTACGAGGTAAGTTCTGTAAATTAAGTTTATCCCCACCACTAAACCTACCTGTATGAGCCCCATAATAATTTAAAAGGATTGGTAATTTACCTCTATCACTTACATTAATTAAGTTCTCAGCTCTTGTCTGTTCAATAGTAGACTTAACATTCAATCTTGCTCCAACAAGTTCTCGTACGATTGGATTATCGTGGTGACTTAGAGACGTAAGCTGTTTGTCTGTCTTTGCAAATGCATAAGTCTCTTTACCTGTTGTGGCGGAAATTTTTTTCGGTGGCTCCACGCCAAGTTTCTTCAAAATTTTTGCGAACATATTATTAGAGGACAAAATTTTTTCCACGCTTTCAGGTGGGGCTCCAATTTTAGTAGCCAAACTGTCAACAAGTTTATGTTTGTCTGACTTTATCTTCTCTGCGTGGCTGCATAAAAGTTTTTTGTCAAGTTCAATGTGTGGCTCGGTGTACATTCTAATTGTTTGGTCTATAACTTTAAGTTCAGACTTAGGAAAATCTTTAACTAGAATTTTAAAGAGTTTGTAAGTTAGTTCGACATCATTAATACAGTAGTTTGCATAGTCCTCAAGTTCTTTAGGAGTAAAGTCTTTCTCTCTTTTACCTAAAGCATTGATAACTTCAGTTCCTTTTTTCCCTACCTTATATATAGAGGAAAGATTAGCCAACGAGCAACCTACAGTTGCATTGTGAAGTGGTCTAGCCATAGACATAGTATCTAGCCAAAACTTAGGATTAATGTTGTAGTGCCACGAAAGTATAGACCCATCAAAAATTGTGTTGTGTGCAAGTATACAAGAATTACTCATGTCTACGGAAGCCAGAGCGTCATGGACATTTTTATACCAACGTGTTGGTGTGTCATTTACCTTAACCGCCATCCCGATGACCTCAAACCTTTCGTCTCTAATGTAAGATTCAGTTGTCATTTTAGATAGAGAGTAGTCCCTATCATAATAGGTTTCAAAATCTATAGTTATTATATCCATGCTACCCCTGTTCTGCTTTCTTAATTAGTATATCTAAATATTGTCTAGCTTTTTTCAAGTCCTCTATCTGCCCTTGTTTCGTTGGGTGTTTGTGTTGCCACCTACAGACATACTTGATTACATTTGATTCACAATAAGGTATTTCATTCTCAACAATAAATGTTATTGGCTCAATCTTATACCTTGTGTAGTGTTCTGGTTTCTCTACCTTGTCATTACTTTTTACTATTGTCATACATTTTCCTCCTCATATGGTTTAAAATAAAATATAATATTGCCCTCTAATGTTGCGACATCATCTGATATTCCAAAGTGTTCCTCCTCGTTGTACCATGCCCAATTAGTATGACCATACTTCCTCCTACAATAATCATCTATTACTTCTGTTATATCACTACTCATCATCTTCCTCCTCTATAAAATAAACTTCAACACTATCTACTACATTTCCATTAATGTCTTTTACCTCAACATGTTTAGCTAACTTTATTCCACTTTTAATTACAATGTCGCTAACTCCATATCGTGTATATTCTTTACTCATTTGTTTTCCTCCTTATTGTACCCCATGACTATTGTTTTAGTTTTACATTCTTGACAGACAAAAGGTACACACCCATATTTGACATCATGTTCATCATGCTTTGTTTCTTTCTTACAAGTCTCACAAAATTTCCATTCCCACCATTCACTCATCATCTTCCTCCTTTTGATAGGCAATAATTAAAAAGTTATAACCACCTGTTGATTCCTCTAAAGGCAAGACTTCATTTACTAATGAAAGTAATGGTGTCTTACTATATGTATCACTACCTATCCATATATGTCCTGTTTCATTGGGTATTAAATCCCATTTGTTGTCCTTTAATAATTGTTTTTGTTCTTCAGTTAATTTCATTTGTTATTCTCCTTATCATCTTGTGCATAATCGTGGTCGTAACCTTGATAATCCTCAATTATTTCTTCTGTTTCTGCATTTTCTCTATACACATCATAGTAGCCACAGTCTTCGCAACCCATAATGTGTCCTACTTCATCATCATTAAATGTTTCTTGATAGGCATTGTGTGAGCCACACTCTGTACAACACCACTCTCCTGTACTACTACTCATTGTCT